CTTGCCCGTGTGTGTAAGCAAACTGCCAATTCATATAAGTTACAATATCTGATGGGAATTTTTTAGTAAATTCGTCAAGAGGTGCGTGATCTGTGCCTTCCTCATCAGCAACTTGATGGATTGCATTGAGTATGTTCATCGGATAAGGTTGGTAGCCTTTAGCAAAACAAAGGTCTTCATACGTATCATTGTGTTTAGCAATTATCTTATACATAAGTTTATCAAAAGATTCTTGGTTTCCTTTAAACATTTTCCGCATGCGGGCTCGATTATTTTGGTTTCGGCTTTCTTTAAACTTCATTTCTTGGGCAAACTTTTCCATTGATCTTTGGCCCTCCTCGGATTCAAGAAACCCTTTAAGTTTTTCTAGCATATTATTCCCCATCACTTATGAATTTACGAAAGATTACTTGTATACTATCCCCAACATCATACGACTGGTGTGATCTAAGAGAAACCGTATCATTTTCATTTACCAAATAAAGTTTCCAATATGGGGTTATTTGTAGAGTGTTATCACAACCAACTTGATGATAAGCAACGGAACAGACTTTTAACATTGCAGGTTCATCTTCATAATGACCTCTTATAGTACATGATACTAATGATACCATGATAGCAAATACTAAGATTAGTTTTTTCATACTATTATAATTACAAAATGCTGTTGTCAGCAAACGAATAAAAAGAGTCTTCAGTTAAAATTATGTGGTCTAAAACCCTGACGTCAAAAAGTGTCATAGCATCTTTTACCTTCTTTGTTAGCAATATATCTTGCTCGCTTGGTCGGAGAGAACCACTTGGGTGATTATGCGCTAAGATAATACTCGTGGCTAAACTATCAACGGTATACTTTGCAATTATGCGAACATCAACGACGGTTGAGGTAATTCCTCCTTGGCTAATCTTTGCGTACCCAATAGTATAGTTTTGTTGGTTTAAAAGCAACAGAAAAAAACTTTCATAAATTTCAATGTCACCTTGATAAAATTGTCTAATAAAAGATGCCGAATCTCCAGATGAAGTAATCCGAATTTTTGAAAATTCTGTTTGATTTTTTCTTAATTCATAAAGTGCAGTGCTTTTCATATTATTTAGATAAGTTTGATTTATTATAGTAATGTTTTGTAAGCCACACGCTATGAATAGCCATGATGATTGTATTAACCACTAAGATTGGATATACAATTTTTGGTAAAGCTAGTGCATACGCAATCCACCAAAGGCAGCCTACAAGATTAACAGTACGAAGTTGTACCATGTTACTAAATAGGAAAGAACTCAAAGTTATTCCTGCTGCAACGAAACCAATTGTTTCAATGTTTAAAAGATTCATTCAGATTAATTTTTTAATTATAATACAAAATTAACCATTGTTTTCTTACCATGCAAACTTTTTTACCAAAAGTTATTAACAATTTTTCTTTATCTTCCTTTTCCTTATCTATTTTTCTTTGGGGATAAAAAACCACAATATTAAGTATATTGTTGTAATTGGAACCGGAGTGAAGAGCAACCCGAAAAATATAAGTTTTATTATTGTTCCATCAATCCCCAAATAATTTCCAATACCGGCACATACTCCACCAATAGTTGATGACATAGGTAGTTCTAATTTTTTCATATTATTTTATTTTAAAAATTTTAGTATTTTTTCTTTAACTCCTGATTGCTTAATACCACGCGTTATTCAACGAGAATGGTTTACGGGTAGCTTTCGTAACCTGAAAATATGATTGCAATAATTGTGATAATCGCAAACCACCCTAACACTACCATGTAATGAATGTTTTCTTTAAATAAGTCTTTTATTCGTTTCATAATTAGATTTCATTTATTATTTTATTCAGAATATTTTATTCAGAAAGTATACTTTAGTTCTTTTCTTTTAGGTAATCTTTCCAGCTAATCCAAAATCCCACACCTACTATTATATTCATTCCAAGTGACGCAAGAATTTCATATATATCTTTATATGCGTTCATTGTAAGATGAACGTGTCCAATCATCCAGAATGGGATTGATAGATTACTTGAAATCCAAACTAATGTGTACTTAACAAACTTCATAATTTTATCACTCTCACTATACATTATACCATTTGCTAGCATTAATACATAACTCTAGTTCGTGCTGTTCCTCAATAGTGTTAAATTCAATTGTTACTTTTGCCATTTTTCATTAATTGTTTAATATCTCCGATTGTATAAATTCCTTGCTGACTATTATCTAATGCATATACTTTTGTTTCATTAGGCAAAGATTTAGCTAAATCATTTAACCACTTACTATTACCTGAACTTCTAAACCATACTTTCTCAAATATATCTGGATTGATGTAGTAGTATATTCCATCTGCATCGCCTAGCTCTATATTAATAGGCTCTTTTGGTATTCCGAATGTTGTACTCATATTATTATTTTTCTATGTGATTATAAATTAATTGCATCACCCAAGCATTTTCAAACTCATACATTCCGCAGGTTTCACGAGCCTCTTCCTCTGTGTCGTAGTGTATTATATGCCCCCAATAATCTTTCATAAATTCCATGTTTCGTAGGTCTATTATTACATATTGTCCTTTCATGATTATTCTGATTTATAAGTTTGGTTGTAGTATTGTTTAAACTCATGTACTGCGCCATCTTCATCTCCTGCATACCAAGCATCTTCTATTTGCTTCTTCTCTATTTCTTTTGCTAGTTCAAATAGCTTATAATTTTCGCCTTTCAATGTAACTTCATTTTCAGTTATAAGTTTATCAATTAACCATTGTACCGCTGTGACTGATTTCATAATTTTTCTATTTCGGTTTTAACTTCTTGCCAATAATTTTTATATTGTATTTGAGAATCTGTTATAGCAGGTCTTGAATTTATTATCTCATCAACTGCTATTAAAGCACATTGTTTAGCAGTATATTCATCAATATTACCTTGATAACAAAATAACATTTTATCTACTAATTATTTTGCTTTTTCTTTTGGTGTCATTGTGATTAATTTTTACAAAGTTAGTGTTTATTTATAAAAGTTTAGTCATTTTCGTTATCATCAATCCAACCGCTATCGTCTTCATCAATTTGTAAAGCTCTAACAAGTGGATCAATTTCTTCTTTGGTATCTTCATCTTCATTTACATATTCTCTGTCACGCTCAAGGATTACTTCATCAAGATCTTCATCCTGAGTAATCACAGCCTCATCTTCATTAGATTGCTCAACCAGTGTTTCACCAATTTTTTGTTTATTTAACCATTCCTTTACTTTTGCATCGGCGGCTAGATCATATGTAATTTCTTTCCCAGTAACAAGGTTACGCAACTTTGTAAAACCTAAAGCATTTGCAATCTCTTGACTTTCAGTGTAGGCATATGTATTATTTTCCGTGTTTTGTAACAAGATAATTTTCTTGTGACCAGCGGTGTCCCACAAACCAGATATTCGGTATTTACGACCATGTAACTCTACTTCTTTGTCAAGATCTTCTAATAAAAGCCAAGATGAGTGAATAAATCTTGCGTGTTGTTTAATGTAATCTTTTCTAAGGCGCTCCTCAGAAAACTTTGATAAGCTTACGTATTTCATATGTTTGATTATTTTATGCGGTTAATAATGTTTTGACAAATCTGATTAATTTTACCATTGTATCTCATTTGATTTTCAATACTTGTAGCACCATTAATTACCGAACCATGTTGTTTACGGTTATGAGCAGAAGCAATCTTTTGTAAGGATTGGTTTGAGTACCAACGGCAAGCCCACATAGATAAGTGGCGGGCAAAAACCTTATTAGACTTACGAGAAGAATTAACAATGTCAGTTACTGAAACCTTAGTTTCTTCAGATACGATTGAGATAATTTGTTCGATATTCATATTTAATAATTTAATGGAGGGATTTTATACAGTGATTAAAAATAGTTCTTAATTACTTTTCGAATTTTTCGATTGAAGCAAAGATTGAGATAGTGCCCATAACTAAGGCAATAATACAACAAGCAAATTCTCCAAGAACATCGGAAAAATGAAGGAATTTTTGAATGGTTCCTTGTATTAGTAAAAATGCTACAGTAAATGAAAAGATTGCGATTATGAGATGTTTAATACTGATTGTTACTTTCATGATAATTGTTTGTTATTGTTATTTTTTAATTATAATACAAAATTAACCAATTAGATTTACAATAGCAAATTTTTGGTCAACTTTTTTCACAAATAGTACATATTTAACATTTATTTAACACTAAAGAGGGATATCCTTTTGAAGTTATCTTATAGACCTTTTTAATGGAATCTGTTGGAACATTAAATGTTACCATAATTGAATCATCATCAAAATTTTCTATCTTATGAAAAATTTTTGAACGATCATAATACTTTTGTATTACATCAAGAATACTTTTAATTGCTTGCGTTTGTGGAATTGATACTTTAAACATAATTGATTTATTTTAATTAATTAACGATATTACAAAATTAACCAATTATTTTTAAATGGACCTAAAAAAATGCAATTTAAAACATTTTTTAATCTTAATTAACATTTTTTATATTAATGATTCTTCGGTTTTTTTCAACAATATGATTCTCCTACCACATACATAAACGATTGTCTTTAAGCAATCTTAAAATTTTAAATGATGCAAAAAGGTACTGTGGAAATCATCTTAAAAATCAAGGTGGTATCTTCGCCTAAATACTAGTTGACTACCAGCCCATGATTGTTATTTTTAATTATAGTATAAAATTAACCATTGTTTTCTTACCATGCAAATTTATTTACACAAAGTTATTAACGAAAAATGCCCGGTGTTTAAACCAGGCATCTTATTAAAGTTTTAATGTATAGGCAGCGTCCGGCGCGTCCATTTGCGAAGGCGCCCATAGTGGATCTTGCGGATGGTATTCATATGCCCAATCTTGCATTCCCAATTCTTCAAACCTTGCCTTAATAGCTTCATTATAGTGGTGCGCTATTGTTCTAACTCTACGTTGAATATCTCGGCGAGTTGCACCTCCGTTTGAGTCTTGAGTATTCTGACCATAATAGTATTGAATGTAACAACATTTTGGTATTCTTACAAATCTCGATGTTAAAAAAGAACGAACTACTAATTCATAATCATCAGCAATAGTTAAACCACGATTGTGTCCACCTATTGCATGGTAATGATCTCGTCTCCAAGAACGGAAGTGGTTAGGAACACCCACTATATGACGAATAGTTTTTGGGTTAACTGGAACGCATGCATTTACATCGATCTTTTTACCCATAAAAGTATCTTCATAATAACTTCCATAACCAAAGGCAAACCCGTCTACATATTTAGTTGTGTTATAGTTTACATCACACTCAAGACAATCACTATAAACAAATCCAGCGTCAGGATGTTCTTCAAAGGCTCTGACCATTAAAGCAACCGCATCCGGCATAAGTGCATCATCATGGTCAAGTTCCATTAAGTACTGACCGTTACATAACATAGCGGCTCTGTATTTTGATTCGCCAATAACTCCCTTTGATTTTTGTTCAAAAGTATACACCTTAATTCTTGGGTCATTACTTGCAAGCTCATCGAGAACCTTTTGGGTTTTTCCATTATCATTGGAATCGTTAACAATAGTCCATTCCCAATTTGAATATGTTTGTGCTCTTAACGAGTTATAAGTCATTCTTATCTTATCACCAATATTATATGCTGATGTAAAGATAGAAGCAAGAGTCTTATCAGGTGTTAGCATTGCGTGCATAGCAGCATTATAAATTGCATCACCATCATTCTTATCCTCTATATTTTCTACATGAATCCATTTTCTACGGACCGAAGTAGGTGCATAACTTAAAGTAGGAAAATCAGAATATGCATTTGATCTGCTTATAATTACATCAGGATTAATTTTATGAATTTCTTGAAAGACATTAGTATCATCTTTTATGTGATGTATTCTTAACATATTGGATTCATAATCTCTTGCGCTGCCACCTGCTTGTGGCGTTTTAGGCAATTCACCTACATATAAAACGCGTGGCTCAGATCCTCCTTTTGGCTTTTCAATTTTATTATAGTAACAAAGAACTTCATCTATAAAATGAAACTTGTCAGGATGGTCTTTGTATATTTTATCAATAGCAAGCCCATCGCCACAGTAACCCATTTGGTAACCACCATTTTCTATTAAGAAATCTCTATCAAATAAAACCTGCGCAACGTCAACACCTTGAAACTTTGTGTTTTCAGGCTTTGCTTCTCTTATATTAAGTCTAGTGAAATCTTTACCATCTACTTGCTGATTAACTACGATTGCTTTTGCTTTAGTTTCAAGATTCTCAAATGTTTCAATTAAGTTTTCATGTAAAATGTTATCATCGTCTACAATGTGTATCCAAGCACCTTTAGGTATTTCTTTTTTAATAACATCATTAAGTATGTCATACCCACACGTGTCAGGCTTACTTGTTCTTATGAACATAAAATTATCCTTACCAAGAGAAGACATAAATTCTAATGTTTCCTTTGTTAATGCACTAACTGCATTCAAGTCAATAATTACGTACCAACGATGTGTTTTATTAATGGCACCTTTGACCGATTCATAAACCGCTGGTAGATTTTCTTGCCGTGTGCACCTTGTTAAAATTACTAGTCTGTTTTTCATCTATATTCTTTTTTTATATATGGGTCTTAGATTATTGACTGTTTTTTTAGTTTGCCTCTTAGGAAAATAAGAGCAACTAATCCTACACCAAAAGGCACCCATATAAATGATAAGACCCATACCCAATTCCATGAAGATACTG